GTTAGGTAAGTAAGTAAAATATCCCATTAGTAGTACTGTTTAGTGTATTGGAAGCTATCGCCATAATCATTAGAGATGACAGTTTTTATCTCTTGGAATGATAGTGTTAAACCCACAGCAGTAGGAGCACCGTCTTCTAAGGTTGACCAAGAACCACCAGCAGTATAGTTGACTTGAATATCAGTGAGAGCACAGGCTTTTATTTTATTTAACCAGTGGTTTTCATTAGAACCAGTCTTGTACTGTATTTTATATACGTGTGGTACATTCAAGTACCATCCACCTGGATTTAATTCAGGTGAGGATGCTTTCTTGAACTGCCAGATCATTTCTTTAATGATCCTTGATTCTCTTTCGTTCCTAGGTACTAGAGTCCAACCAAAGTTGAATGATCTAAGTTCTGGTTTGTCAAAGAATACTTCTAAGTTAGGATTAACTACTTGACCTAGGACACCACCTGTTGCAACGTTCTCATCAATTCCAGCAGAACCAGCAGCACGTGATGCTAATAATTTTACCAGTGCTCTATTTTCCCAAGCACTCTTTGCGTCGTTTCCGAAAGACTTACCTGCCTCACTAGCAGCATCCCAAGACATTCCTTTATCAACACCAGCACCAGTAGCTCTGAGTATTGCCATATTTACAGGACTTACTCTCTTCCCACTCCAATTTCTTTTTTCGTTTAGTCTTATGTCTTCTGGCATATAGACTATTGTTTTTTTATACTTACTATTAGATAAGTCACCACCACCCAGTCCTGTTACATCATACTCGGCATATCTTCCACCCCAAGATGATCCACCAGTTTCATCTAGGCATTTTGCTTTCCTAAATGGTGGTTGATATTTGTAAACACTAAACATTAGATAGTCATCAGATGTTTCTACCTTGTCTAGTGGAAACCTTAGTGATGCCTGACTACTTGCTAGGTTAAATGATATGCTCATTGAATTTTACGCTTGGCACGGAACCTAAATTTGGTCAAAGGATCATTATTAAACCATACTATATCGGATTTTACAGGTACTTCTAATGATCCTGCAGCTGATACAAACCTTTCTATAGGCATATAGATTGCTGAATCCCAATCGGTCTCTGCTATTTCTATATAGAGACGATTTTTTACATCTTCACTTTTGTATTTATGGATTACTTTTCGGGGTACATCTATCTTGCCTTGTGATAGTGCACTAAGAGTCTTTAATCTCTTCTTTGGGCTGATATAATGTAGGTTTGCAAGATGAAAATGATGACTGGTTCTATTTAAAACTACACCTACTGGTAGTTGGTCGTAGTATGGTAGTCTTTGCTTCGTTGTCTCAGCATTGTATTCAAACAGTACTATTGTACCTACTCGTGGTGTATATCTGACACCATTACCATCATCTAGGTTACCTTTCTCTCTTTCTATAATATTATCCTTACTTGATTCTGAAAAGGAGGAACGCATTGCAAGTTCAGCTGCCTTCTTCCACCAAGATAATGATCTATCTTGTCCTGCTTGTGCAGCCTCTAGTTTTTCAAATACGGATTCCAAGTTCTTTTTCTGTGAAGATTAAAAATTCTGCTTGTCTTTTATTACAATACTTTCTAGCAGCTTTCCATTTCGCTTGGTTTTTTAAGAAGGTATTGGCTTCAAAGAGGAACTGCCTCTTAGATCTCTTACCTTGGACAGGTGCTTTGGTTTGTTTATCTGGTTTGATCTCAATTATATATTTCTTCATCACACCAGTCTGTTCACGTACTTTAATATAGAAGTCTGGATAGTAACGGTGTACTCTGCCATCTGTAGGACACTTGTACGGTATCCACAACTCTTCACTTCCCCACTCAATTATATTGTTATTTCTATCACACCATTTCATAAAGATTCTTTCCCAAGAGGAACGATAGAATATATTTCTATGATTCCCTCGGTACTTACTCGCATTCGCTGGAATGTATACTCCCTGCTTGTACATAAATAAGATGTATTCCTTTAGCCTATTTAGATGGCAAACCTATACTCTAAGGTTCAGGAGAAACTAAATCGTGGTGGTGGGATTGCTAAGTCCAACCAGTTTCGTGTTGTTTTCCCTGATTTACAGGGGGGAATCTTTAATTCAGATTTTCCAGTGAATTTCGATAGAAGTACACTGGAAGTTTTGTGTAATGCAGCATCACTGCCTAGCGTACAAGCAGCTACTCAGCAAGTGAATGGATACTATACAGGATCATCTTATAAGTATCCCACAATGAAAATGTATAGTGATTTAAGTCTCAGTTTTATTTGCGATGCAAATATGACTGGGTTCAAAGTAATGAACTCTTGGTTTGATAGAATCTTTCAAGAGAAGAGTATGTTTAATCAGAAGGAGAGGATCCCTAACGAGATGTCTCATTACCCTCAGCGTAATAGAAATCGTTTCACTCGGATGTCATACCCTGATGATTACCAAAGAACAGTAATTGTAGACAAGTTTGAAGCAGGTCCACGATACAGTGAGCAAGGTAGAAGTATTCGTTACTTCTTTACTAGTGCTTATCCTTATTCTATCGATGCGATACCATTGGATGCAGGAACAACAACTCTGATGACTGCTACTGTTAACTTCCACTATGAAAGGTTTGAAGTACAGTATGAAGATGCAAGATCAAACATAGAGAGTAAGACTAATAATATTACTAGCTCTAACAAGAACCCTGCTACATTCCAAGGTGCTATTGATAAAGTCAAGGATGCATTCAACGATTTCTCCTCAGAATTCGATAACCTGTTCTAAAAAAACTGGAAAAAAAACTCAGGTAATTTTTTGACCCTTTAGGTTTTTATGTTTAATCTAGAGTATGTTTTATCTCTATCTAATACAGATAGATCTTCTCTTACAGAAGGGTCGGAGTTATTTGTCGTGCAGTATGAACCTGCTGTACGTGTGGCCAAATTATATTTCATAAACAAACAAAAGAATTGTCTATACAAATATTATAAAGGAGAGGAGTCCTATCAATATTTTGGTGACCGTACAAAGAACTGGAGAGATGATGAACCAGATTACGGTAGCAATTTAAAGAAGGTAGCAGAACATCTAGGTATTAATTTAGATCCTAAGTCTAAAGTCTTTATAGATGTTGTGGAGGATGATGATTACTATATTAATTTCCAAGCAGCAGAGAGAAAGACAGCAATACAAGTAGTGAAAGCAGTAATGTGGACGTACTTTATAGGAGGTGAGGATACGTTAGACACTATGAATGCTATAAATGGTACAGAATGGAAGACAATAGAGCAGGGGATAGAGGTTGATGGGTTGCTAGGCATCAAGATACCGTGCTATCCGTCTAAGAATCCAATAAAATTATACTCCAAGCCATTTAGAGATAGAATTGGTGGTGATTTAAAATTTGATAAGGATACACAGGGTGTTCTCGACAAAATATATGATGGAAAATTCACTAAAGATAGACAGAAAGAACTGGTTTTGGGTATGGAACCCACTACTGGTAGGTATGTTATCTATTGTGCTAGAAATCACGTCCGACATCCAGTCTAAATAAAGATACTGAAACAGAATATTATGCCTTTACCAAAAATTGAGGTGCCCACCTTTACGACTGAACTTCCTTCTACTGGTCAGACAATTAAGTTCCGTCCCTTCCTTGTTAAAGAAGAGAAGGTACTATTGATGGCTATGGAGACAGATGATGACAAACAGATCACTGATGCTGTATGTACTCTTCTTACTAATTGTATTCAAAGTAGAGTGAAGGTTAGAAACTTACCTATGTTTGACTTGGAATTTTTATTCCTTCAGATCCGTGGTAAGTCTGTGAGTGAGGAATTAGAACTCAAGATCACTTGTAGAGATGATAATGAAACCGTAGTAGATGTATCCATCAATCTAGATGATGTCAAGGTTGTGAAACCTGCGGGTGTCACTGATATGGTACAGATTACTGATGGTATTACTGTCAAGATGAAGTATCCTCAATTAGATACCTTTGTCAAGAGTAATTTTTCACAGAATGCTAAGCCTGAAGAGGCATTTGATGTCATCATAGAGTGTATCGACCAGATTATTGAGGGTGATGAGGTACACGAAGCTTGTAATGCATCTAAGAAAGAACTTAATACCTTCCTAGATAGTTTAACCTCTAAGCAATTTGAAAACTTGCAACAGTTCTTTATTAATATGCCTAAGTTATCACATACATTTAATGTGAAGAACCCTA